GGTGTCCCTTCGCAGTCGATGACGTCTCTTGTCGGTGCCTCGCTGTACATCGACTACGTCTACCTCGACACGGAGGAGCGCCGTCGCTTCGCCCAGCAGAGCCACGAGTACCTGATCGAGCAGCTCCAGTACACGGGTGCCGAGTCGATCACGTCGTCGTCCAACAAGATCCAGCTGAACTTCAACCACCCGTGCAAGGAGCTTGTGTGGGTCGTGCAGCGCGACTCGTTCGTCGACTGCTCTCCCGGCGCCCCGACGGTCAACGAGGTTCTCGGCGCCCAGCCCTTCAACTACACGGATGACTGGTCCACGGAGGGTGTCATCATGGATGTGCTCGGTCGCGGTGCAACTGCCGACTCAACTGGCTCTGTCCCGGTTACGAGCAGCACGTCTTCCTACCCGACGAGCAGTGTGGATGCCCCCTACCTGCCCGGTCTTGGCGTCTCTCAGGGTGGTTTTACCCTCTCAACCTCTATGATGGACGGAGCTGGCGACGACACGGGTGGTCTCTTCGCTGCCACGACGAACTACCTCCTGGCGAAGGTTATCCTGGCTTCTGGCGTGAAGTGCGAGGGCAAGAACCCGACGGAGGTGGCCAAGGTCCAGCTCAACGGCCAGGACCGCTTCACGGAGCGCGAGGGTCGCTACTTCGACCGCGTGCAGCCCTACCAGCACCACACTCGCACGCCCTCCACGGGTATCTGCGTGTACTCCTTCGCCCTGAAGCCGGAGGAGCACCAGCCCTCTGGCACGTGCAACTTCTCGCGTATCGACAAGGCCACCCTCCAGCTGACGGTGTCGCCCAACACGGTCCGCGGTGGTCGCACGGCGCAGGTGCGCGTGTATGCCGTGAACTACAACGTGCTCCGCATCATGAGCGGCATGGGTGGCCTCGCGTACAGCAACTAAACGTGAAAATGGATTTGGGCGTTGCATTCTGAAATGATGCAACCAACATGAACATCTTCGTATTATCTAAAAATCCGCAACTTGCGGCTCATCTTCATTGCGACAAGCATGTCGTAAAGATGATCCTAGAGACAGCCCAGCTTCTGTATTCTGCGCATTCTGTCATCCCTGAAGGGGGGTACAAGAAGACACATGTAAACCATCCGTGTGCAATTTGGACCCGTGAGAGTGTCCAGAACTACAAGTGGTTGGCAGAGTTGGGTTGGTGGCTTTGCAAGGAGTATCAGTTTCGGTATGGCGAACACAAGACTCACAAGACTGAGAAGCATATCGTATGGTTGACTGAGAATGTACCCGATATCCCAGATGTAGGGTTGACTCCCTTTCGCCAGGCAATGCCAGTAATCTACAAATGCGAAGATCCCGTTGAAGCATACCAGGCATACTATGTGGGCGACAAGGTGCCCCGGGGGTTCATAAAGTATACACGCAGGGAACAACCAGAGTTTCTTATTGGAGCATAGAGTTACCTCTTTTTAAACAATGTATCATATCCATACGGATCTAAAGATTCCGACAATGGTCTATACTTGCAACTATCCATGAAGGCATATAGTTCTTGTTTGTCCAAATGGAGGTGTTCAATCTGAATATGCTCTATATGTACATGGATCAGGTCTAAGCTTTTTAGTATGTCAAAATCAACACCCTCGGCATCTATAAACAAATAGTCAATACGTGTAAGATTGTGTTTTTTTAGGAGATCGTTTATCGACAAAGCCGGAACTGTAATTTGCTGAAGCTCATTTCTCTTGTAGCGGTGTTTTACTAGATGTTCTGGTAGGGTAGATGTCACATCAAATTTGCCTCCGGGCTTTCCAAGAGGACCATCTGATAAATGATAATACAGTACTGTGTCAGTTGAAGAATCGCATGTAATAGCGACTTTCTCTAAAACATATGGAATGCCTACATAGTTGTTTTCTATTTTGGTTGCATGGAGTGGAAATGGTTCCACAAGAAGGACAAATGATGGCTTAATTCTCTTACAGAGCTGTAATACATGATCATTGCCGTTATTTGTGCCTATTTGAACTATAGTAGCCATTATAGTACGTAATTAGTTATACCCGTAAATTCCATCGTCTACTCTATGATTTGATTAGGTTTCTAGAATACCATCCCGGATTTTTTGCTACCCATTCATCAAGTCGTTTTTTATCAGCCTCCCAGTTCAACACAATAGAATCCCACGAGTCTACCCAGACAATAGGCATATCCTTATAGAGATGTGTAAGTACACTGGGTTTCAAGAGAATAGGAACAGCTCCAAAGTAGATTGATTCATAAACACGGTGGGTATCGTGCCCCTGACCTTCCGGGCATACAACATATTTCGTTGTACAAAGACGCTGGTAATAGTGTTTCCTAGTAAGAGTAAGATCCGTGCGTGCTCTGGGATCTTTCAACATGATTTCTACACACGGCTGTCGGACTCCGGGATTTGTCTTGACAAGAAACCCTGCTAGGATCTCGATGGTTCTATCAGTTTCAAACTTGATAGTTGGAATGATATCCAGACTCCAATCTCCGAACCCAATAGGCACTGTAGTAACCATAGGATCCCGAATCACACAGTTGATGGTATAGATATGCAATGCATGCGGGCGTAAGATTTCTAGCCAGCGCATATTAAACTCAGTATCTGCATTCTGACATGCAAGTATGAATTTCTTACCATTGCCCCACTTTGGTAGCGCAGAAAGAAAGACGCTTATGTAGTCAATATTAATGAAAACCCGATCACCGTGTCCGGCCTGCATATACGAGAATTTACGCATCTCTGGATATCTTGGACAGCAGTTCCACTGGCATTCGAGCGCTAAAGATCTGCCCGAAATAAGCATATATCCTATCTAGTAGCCATACTATCTAAGCATGTTCGCACCAAATTGTATTGGTTTCTGCAGGTCGTTGAGTAATTCCATACACTTTTGGAAGAAGACATCTATACTGTTGTATCCCACGACTGTGGCCACGGAATAATGCAATCCAAAGGTTGATATTGCCAGTCCCGCATACAACTGTTTCGCATTCGGACATCAACAAAACTATTGCAAGAAACCATTTTGCATACTCTTGGTTGGTTGATGTATTCAGAATATCAACTGTCTTAGCTTCGCGTGTATGACGAATTTCATCCTCCATAATACATGCATTCGGAAAGTTGATCTTACCTAGCCGAAGAAACTCTGATTCATCTGATTGAAGCCAGATTCGCTTTGAGTTTGCACGTTGGTAGACGTCTGTATATGATGGAACTCCTACTTCACGAACTTTGTCGGTTCCTCGATAGAATAATACGCAGGTTTCAGCAGGGTGAATATTGTACTTTATCTTCAGGAAGTTTACACGTCTGATAATTTCTGGGGTGGGAGAGAAGTATCTGTTTACAAGAGGGGAAATCTGATCATACCGTATTGTGTGTAAATTTGCAAACTGTGGCTCTCCTAACCACGGACCCCATGTCAGAGGTCCACTTGGTATTGTGATATCCTTATTCTGAAAGAATTGTTCAATGATGTTTTTCTTACCATTGCTATACAGTGCGTACTGCTCGGAACTATCTATATAAATTGGAAGACGGCCCTTTTCATTATAATAGCCTACAATAGCCTCCAATCGAACCTGACAACACGAGAAGAAACCTGCGTTGTGCGTAACTCGAAGCATTGTAATGCTATACCGGGTGGTCCGTAAACCGCGTATTTTCCGGGAGTATTATAAATGCCTGCCGTTGGATCTCGTGCTGAAGTTATGCATGGAACTGCCGACCACACAAGCGGTGGTCTAACCTCTGGCGACCTGAAGTATAACAAGTGGGGTCGCATCGTCAGTCGCCGTAAGTCGGCGAGTGCCCGGAAGGAGAAGCGTCTTCACAAGGCTGGGTACACGGCTCGTAAGGGTGCATTTGGTGCCGTCAAGATCGGTGATAAGAAGACTCGTCGCCACCGTAAGTAGGGTGAGCGACGGTGAGCGACATGGAGAGAGCGAAGTGAACGACGCGTAGAACTTTCATGAAACGCAGTCTTAAAGATGTATAATGTCGGAGTGGGTTGTAGAGGCGAAGACTGTCCAAACGGGCGCTGTTCGCACACTTATTGAGGCGCTGAAGTGCATTCTTGTTGAGATGAGTCTCGTGTTTGACAAGGATGGACTCCGTATGATTGCCATGGATAACACTCGGACTGTGTTGGTTCACCTTCGGTTGAATGCCGACAAGTTTGAGAAGTATTCCTACAACGCAAACACCGACAGGATCATCGTGGGGCTGAACACAGACCATCTTTATCGTATTGTCAAGACAGCTACCAATGACGATACTCTGACATTCGCGGTATCCCAAGAGGATGCCAATCATCTGAGCGTTATCCTGGAGAATGGGGAGAAGAAGTGCGTGACCTCCTATAAGTTAAACCTTCTCGACCGCGATGATGCCGACATCCAGATGCCGGAGACCGAGTTCTCGACACGTATTACAATGCCGTCCCTTGATTTCCAGAAGATCTGTCGTGATATGACATTACTCTCTGCAAAGACTGTAGAAATCAAGAACGTCAAGAACACTCTGACCTTTTCCTGCAAGGGCCAGTTTGCATCTCGTGTTACCGTGATGGGCGACTCAGAGACCGACTTTAGTATCTCCAAGAACCGTGGGGATGAGATTGTCAGTGGGGCATACAGCCTTCCTCATTTGGTTCTCTTTACGAAGTGCACGAACCTGTGTAATAACATTGAGATCCATATGAAGAACGACTGGTTTCTGATGATTCGATATGTCGTAGCCAACCTTGGGGAGATTAAGCTCTGTCTGATGCACTGCTCTTAAAATGGAATGGAGATATATGCTATCAGAGACATCAATGGATCCTCCGGAAAAGAGGCGGAAGAAGAAGGATAAGGCAAAGGAAAAGGCAGACCGTTCTATCTATAGCACAAAGCATGTGCGAATGAAAGTATTTCAGGCTCTGAAATAAATGCCGATAGATCCAACCCCGGCGGCCAGCGACTATACCACGTATATTCGTCAGAAGGCCGATATTGTAAAGAATGGAACTGTAAATTTTGCAAGTAGTCTCTTCAAGTCTGCAGTATTTACATCAGGGCCTGGAAAGCAGGAGTTCCCTCCGGTTCCTCCGGTTCCCGCGGGAGACTACGGAATCCTTACGGGATTTGATGGTAACGAACTTATATATGATTTGAGTCCCGGAACCTCTGATTTCACGGTTGAGCTGTTTTTCAAGTATTCGGGAGGAAGTGGATATGACGAAATCATCTGGGCTTTTTATGTAAATGATGTTTACATGTATATCGATGATGTTGGCTATTTTGTAATAATAATTAGTACAAATGATTACTGCGAGCTACGCGCTCCTATACCCGCTGTAAATACCTGGTATCATGTTGCAGTAACTCGTTTCGGAAATGAATGGTATTCAACAGTTAACGGAGCTACTTCTCTTATTGGAACAGCAACGGGACCAGTCGGTTATGATTTAAGCATCGGTGGAAACGAAGATGGTGATTATTTTACTACCGGTTCCATCTCTAACTTTCGGTACACAAAACGTGCACTATACACTCAAGTGGGAGTAACTACTATACCAAGTGTTCCTCTAACAGCTGTGGCAGATACCGAACTCCTCCTACTTGCAAAGCCGGGTGCAGAGTTCGCAGATTCCAGTGGAAATAACTATGAACCTGATTACGGAACCTGCACTGTAGTACCAGGCACAATTACTCCGTTTCCCGTACTTTTTACCGACTATGGAATCCTTACTGAATTTAATCAAAATGAGAATGTACTTGTATATGATTTGGATCCGGGAACTTCTAGTTTTACAGTTGAGATGTTTGTAAGATTCCGGTACGACGACGACGACTCTGATATTTGGTACTTTGGCGGTCCAGGAGACACCATTGGAATGTACATAGACACTGATAAACTTCAGGTACGTGGTCTCTTAAACGGCACTTCATTCACTTCAGATATTCTTACAATTACTAGAAACACATGGTATCATATTGCACTAACTCGTTCAGCGGATGAATGGTATGCAACAGTTAACGGAGTTACTTCTCTTATTCGAACAGAGAATGGTGACTTCACAGATGGTTCCATAATTATCGGAGGTAGAAACGGAGATCTATTCTATTATGGTTTCATCTCTAACTTCCGGTATACAACCGGGGCACTATATGACGAAGAGACAGTCTATCCTATACCCAGTCTCCCCCTCACAGCAGACGAAGATACCCAACTCCTCCTACTTGCAAAACCCGATGCCCCCGATGCCGATTCTAGCGGGAATGACAATGAAGCCGTTGGAAGCTGTCGTTTTACGATAGGGCCAATTTCTCCGTTTCCCGTACTCTTTGATGACTACGGAATCCTTACGGGGTTTTCTGATACAAGGAGTCTTACATATCCCGATACTTTGAATCCGGGGGACGATGATTTTACGGTTGAGCTGTTTTTCAAGTATTCGGGATCTGGAGACTATCTGTGGAACTTTGAAGGGCCAGGACGAAATGTTCAAATGCATATAGGTGGTAGCGAACTTTACGCACGGGTTAATCTAGATACTTTGTTTAACCAAGTTATTCTTGTTCCAGCTGAAAACACATGGTATCATGTTGCGCTAACTCGTTCAGAGGATGACTGGTATGCAACTGTTAACGGCGTTACCTCCTTGCTTGGAACAGTGTCTGGAACGTTGGCAGGTTTCGCTCTAACCGTTGGGGATTATGAGTTAAACGATGCGCCCTTCACCGGTTCCATCTCTAACTTCCGGTATACAAAACGTGCGCTATATGATGTAGTGGAATCTGATACTATACCAAGCCTCCCCCTGACAGCTGTAGCAAATACGGAACTCCTTCTACTTGCAAAACCCGATGCTCCTCTTGCCGATTCCAGTTCAGTCCCCAAGACTGCCACGGGAAGCTGTACCTTCGCTTTTGGCCCAATTTCCCCTCTCCCCGTACAATTTCAAGGAATACTTACAGGATTCTCTACTACAAAATATCTTACGTATCCCAATTTAAATCCGGGGAATGGTGATTTTACGGTTGAGCTGTTTTTCAAGTATTCGGGAGACGGGGACAATATTTGGTACTTTACGGGTACGTCCTATGTCGGAACCTACATAAATGAGAACAAACTTTCTATACAGATTGGTTCATCAGATATCGGCGATGATATCTATACTCTCAACGCAGACACGTGGTATTATTTTGCAGTAACTCGTTCTGGAAACAATTGGTATGCAACGTTTAACGGCCTTACGTCGTTGCTTGGAACACTGTCTCAACCCTTTGATGGGTCCCTAACCGTTGGAGATAGTGCCCCGGATGACAACCCCTTTATTGGTTCCATTTCTAACTTCCGGTACACAAAACGTGCATTATACACTCAAGTGGGGGTAACTACTATACCAAGCGTTCCTCTAACAGCGATAGCAGATACCGAACTCCTCCTACTTGCAAACGCCGAAGCACCGTTTGCAGATTCTAGTGCAGTACCCAAGACTAGCGCAGTAACCTGTGATTGGACTTTCGGCCCTATCGTGGTCTGAGCTTGTGAGGCGTATACGTGACATCATCTCCAACTCGAAACCGAGACGTCGGCGTAATGAACTTGCGATCATTCTGTGACGCATTGGAGTTCCAGATCTTCACAATGTGAAACGCTCCCTTCGGAGACACCGTAATCCCCTGCAGAATCTCCTTGTGTGACTGAAGCAACTTCCCGGTCACACAATGAACCATCAGGTCGACAAACACTTCATGAGTGTCCGACGCTTCAATCTTCTTTGACCATGCACCCCCCTTCTCGTTCTCGGGGGAATCCCACGTGGGACGAACCCCCTTCTTCATGAAGAAGAACATACCATTCTCCCACGCATCCTTGGGAATCGAATTTACAATCGTCCAGAACTGGGCCGGCGTACCGACCTCTCCAACCTGCGAATATGACGCCAACGAGTAATCTTGGCAATCGGGATCATGATACCAGAGCGTCCAAGGTGAGAACTCCATTCTTATTGGGGGCGAGATAGATTCTCGGCTATATACGTATCCATTTTTGAACGACAGATACAATGGACTTTTTATATGCGGTTCTGGGAGGAATATCATGCAAGTTGTATGATGATTTGAACGACAACCAGATGATAGGTCCCCGTGTACAAGAGATACTCAAGGGAACACAATGGATACTTCTGACGTTGCTGTCTCACAACGACTTCAACTTTGCTACGATTAATCTGATTGCAAATGCAGGAAATGCGTTAAACAACTGGGGAGAGTGGAATCATCCATACGAGACATCATTGTTATGCTTGGCTCCCCTGTTCTTACTTATCAGTGCTTCAACCGCACACTGGTTAACAGTATCGGATATCGTTTGTTCGAGTATTTGGATAGTTGGTATGTTTCTGGAGCCTATGTTTGTGACAGAAGAGGTCAGCAAACGAAAGTTTTATTTGCGACTGTTTGGAATCCTTCTTGCCCTTGTTCCGGCAATAGGTGGAATGCTATATTTTGACATATCACATAGTATTATCAAGGTCTGTATGTATTGCGTAGGATATTCAACGACATCGGCATGTTTCCAGGCCTATATGCTGTGGCAGAAAAACGAATCTGTTTCTGTGGAGGAAAGGTAAGGCGCGGGTATGATGGATGTTGCAACTCTTTATTCGTTGCGCTCAGAGACAGTGCCTCTGTGTGAGGCTACCATTGCAGCGATTGCAAAGATGCGTCGTACCCCAGTCTCCTACAAACCCGCTGCACACGTGCATGGGCGTCGCTACCAGCGTAAGACAACTCCTAGAGGGTTACCCGAGAACTGGCGTGAAAAGGCTATCCTGGAGACTCATCGTCGCCTGAAGGAGCGCGAGGACCCCGACTATGACGTGGTCGTGACATCGGTGAACAAGCTGTCAAACGAGCACTTCGATGTGATGGTGCGCGATACACTAGAGGTTCTCGAGAAGCGCGATGATGCGTTCCGTCTCCGCGTGTCTACTCTCGTGTTTGACCGGGGGATCCTGCAGAACTTCTTTGCCCCCCTAATCGCAAAGTTCATCAAGGTGCTCTCCTTGAAGTTCCCAGAGATGCGCGACGATATTGCGGTGCAGATCTCTATGTTCCACCGGCTGTATGATGCCGACAACATCACTCTGGTGCCATCGTCGAACGACCCTACCTACGACGACGCAATCATTGCATGGACGAAGCAGAAGGAGAAGAAGCGGGGGTTCGCTGTTATGGTCGGTGAACTCAACGCAAATGGCATGGTTCACTTTGAGACGATGCGCAGTATGCTCCAGGAGGTCATAAACGACCTGGATTCAACCAGCCGTGAGCCTAAGACTCCAGCAACGGAGGAGCATGTAGACCACCTGGTTCGGTTTCTGTTTGCCGTAGCACCGAATGTCAAGGGACAGATGATTGATCCCATCAAGAATATTATGGAGATCCCACGGCCACACGTCCCGTCGCTGACGATGAAGTCTCGATTCAAGTTGGAGGATGCGTTGAAAATCCTTAAAAGCCCGTCGGTATAGCTGACAAATGAATCCGTCTGCAAGTGTTTTGGTTCAGGCTGCCAAGATTGCTCTTGAGCAAGATCGCCCTATCTATCTGGACTACTGGGCGGGTAGCCTTGCAAAGACAATTGTTATCGGAATTCAGGATGAGAACTCAAAGTGTCTTATCAAGAGTGACAGCGAGTACACCTCTGAGATCACTAAGATTTTCCGTGTCAAGGACGAGCCGGTATTCATTGTTCTAACCGAGAACTCGCTCTACATCGTCTCTTCAGAGATTCCCATCAAGAAGATCGTATCTTAACACAGACGTCGATAGCATATAATGGACTTCCCACCACCTCATATGGTGTGGTATGAAGCTCTTAACGACAAATCGATGGAAGCAGTCTGGATAGAAACGCAACGAATGCATCCTGAAGCAGAATACACGGAAATATCGGCAGCCCAAACAAATTCAATTGACGAATTTTCAGTTTGGTTTGACCAGTGGACCACTCGTCTTTCCACGGCGAGAGTTCGTATCCTGCTAGTTTGGCATGCCCACTGTCTTTCTGCATCATGCCAACAGATGCTCCGCAGATCTATGGAGAAACGATCGTTCAAATGCAGAGTCTGGTTTCATATTGAGGAACCAGCATCCCTACAACCAGCCATACTCTCCAGATGTATTGTGCGGAAACTCGCTTCTGCTACAGCACGAGAGTTCAAACGTTCGGGAACCATACCCGACATCTGGAAGTCTGTTTGGAACAATCCGGCCGAAATGGAATTACCCATAGTAAAATAGAATAGACCAATGCCACGTATCATAGTGTATACTGATGGAGCGTGTTCAAAGAATGGAGCAAAACATGCACAGGCTTCCTGGGCGACATGGTTTCCTTCTCATCCTGATTGGAGTTCTGCTGAGAGGGTGCCAGGAGATGTTCAAACAAACAATCGAGGAGAGCTCTGCGCAATTCTTGAGGCGTATCGCAGAATCAAGCAGGAACTGGGATCTGGCTGCGAAGCAATGGAAATCGCAGTCTACACAGATTCTGAATACTCAAAAAACTGTCTTACAATCTGGACCGCTGGATGGATTCGAAAGGGTTGGATTACTGCGGGGGGCACACCGGTTATGAACCGTGATCTAATTCAGCAGGTGCTGGATCTACAGCCACAGTTCAAGTCCACTACGTATTATTACGTTCGAGCCCACACGGGTGGCACTGATGAGCATTCAATCCATAACGACAGAGTGGATCGCATGGCTCGACGTGTTCTAGACGAGTCTGTAACCCTTCCAACTCTGGAAACGCAGGATACCTCTGGATGCCCACTGAGACTTCTTGGACCCCCGGTATCAAAAACGGTACTAGCATCGTGGGTCAAAGAGAACATGAAAATTCTTGATTCCGATGCACTCGAAAAGGCACTCTTGAAGGCTCTAGCAGAGACCTTCTCCAACCAGGGTAGCAAGATGGAGATACGCAAGGGAATGGTTACGTTAACAGCCGGTTTACAGATAGAGAGCGCTAAAGTAGATAAGGATGACTAGCATTACTGGTTATTTATTCTCGTCTCCCACATGTGAACCTTGTCGGGTTATGAAACCAGCCCTACAGGAGCTAAAACAGGATTTTGACAGCCTACATTGGGTTGATGTAAACACAAAGGCCGATCCTCAAAATATCGCAGGTAGATATGGAATCACACATGTTCCTTCTATGGTTGTGGTTCGCGATGGTAACCTGATTGGAAAAGTTACTGGAACCGGCATGGCCGAGTATTATCGTATTTTGCGTCAGGCAACTCGTTAGTATACCAAGACTGCTCCAACTATTAGACCAAGCATCATCGACGCTGCAACAACTACTGCCATTAACAGTACGATTACCATTTCATCTGTTGATTCGGCGGGAACCTTGTCAATCATTTCGTGAAACAATTTGTCCCCGTATAACGTCCTGTACAACTCTCCACGTTCATGAACCTCACGAATGAGATTCATGAATTGGATTTCAGACTCCCACTTTCTAAGCTTTGCGAGTGCGATATAATTAACCATCCTGTTGAGAGCAATCTCTCGGATGCGATCATATCCATTTTACTTGGTTACAGGCATCCCATTGATGTAGCTATCGCAGACAAACTGATCGTCATCTGCAGGGGCCCCACACTTTCCTCCAGGGCATCCGGGCTTTGTACCTGCGCTTTGTCCGGTCAGCGTAGGAGAGCTAGTCGTATACACTCGTGACGGAAGGCGATCCGGTGCTACAGTCAGTAGAATTCCATACGCAGATCCTCCAAACAGAAGTCCGGCAAGAGATGAAGTTGCCAGAGGCATACCAATGCTTGAGAACCCTGCAAAACAGCCCCCGTTCTTGAGAATCCAGAATTGCGACGCTATAAACGATACCATGGCTACTATCGTGGCACCCGATTTTACGATTCCTCGGTTCTGGATACTATCGATCAGATAGTAGAACATCACCGTAAACGTTACCACAAGCGGAGTCGAAGTATAATTTGAAACAAAGCTGTCAAATCCAGGAATAAAGCACCCGGCCGCACCTCCAACAATTGGAGGAGGACTAGACATGGCAGACATCAGGTTTCCAACAGCTACACCAAGTCCCCAGTTTAGGAAAATGCTCAAAAATCCGGCAATAGACGGAATACTATAGCGAAAGTCCTGGGAAATAGCATCTGCAATAAACCCGAACATCATTAGAATGTGAGGTAGGAACAGAACTCCCGTATATGCGAACTCTTGAAGTCCACCGGTTTCGACCGAAGGAAGAGAGCTCATTCTAGATTTCATCAGAAACCCTATTGAAACTGATATGATGATAACAGACAGCACCGCGGTGCTTATCATGTAGGGATCCATTATGAAATAGGGAATACTTTGTTTGTGGTACTACACTGATTATCATAGGAATTGTCTTGCTCAAGCAGTAATGGCAATCAACTTGTCGAGGTCAGTTACTCGGCCATGTGATATACTATGCGACCTCACAATTGACGATGTTGCAATAAGTCAGGCAACTGTTACTGTTTCCAGTAGCGGGGTATCGCTGAATTTTACGGGACAACAGCCCAGTCTAAAATACAACGGACAGGGATACACATGTACGGGCATGGTTATAAGCGCTCCGTCATGGCATACTATTGAAGATATTCGGGCAGATGCAGAGTGCGTTGTGATAGCAACAAACCCAAAAGGCGGAATCGTATGTATGTCAGTGTTGTTGCGTACGAATACTGCTTCTTCTCCGATTAACACATCTATCCACGGTTGGCTTCCGTATGCAGTAGCAGGGAATTCTATTCCGGTAAACATGGGAGACAGTTGGTCATTGACCAAGATGATACCTCCGGATCCTGCATATTTCACATATAAGGGATCTCTTCCCTGGTCGTCTGATGCAAAAGTTCAGTGGGTTGTATTTCGCACAATGGGAAACATAGAACCCAACGACTATGCCCTTCTTACCAAGCTCGTTCCCAATATTCCTCCTAAATTTGTACCGATAAATCAGGAGATATTCTTCAACGAGACCGCTCACATTGCAGGTGTCCCCGATGGAAAGGCATACATGCGATGCAAACGTATCAAAAAGAAGGGAGATGAAACTGCAAACCGTGTGACTCCTGCGTCTGGACTAGAGAGCTCTGCTACTAAAAAAGCTGATGCTGTAGATGCCGAGAACTCAACTTGGACCTGGATTAAGAAGGTTACTATTGGGTACATTCTTGAGGCCGGAGCTGGGAATATTATGGAGGCCATAGTATTCGGTGTTGCAATTATGGCTGGAGCCTATGCGGCATATACCATTTCAAGTGGCCCCAGAGGTCTATCACTTGCTAGTTCGGCGCAATCGAATGCAAAATATTTACTACGTTTCTGGAATTCTATTGTTGACAGGCTTTCGTTGTTAGTCCCAGTGTTTGGTGTATTCAGGTACTCCGGCACTCTCAACTGATTTTAACTGCTTGTAGAGTTCTGACAGTTCCTTCTCGAAGACTACAATGTCCTCGCGAAGGGTACCATTCTTACGTACCCGCTTCTGAAGGGCATCGATGCGCGTGCGGATATCCGACTCTGACATCTCCTGCCTAGGAGGAGATGACGCCCGAGTGCGCTCACGAAGCACCTTGTACTTTACATCTGTCCAGCCATCGATGGCTTCCTCTTCAAACTCTGCATCGCGTTCTGCATACTCGTACGCCTCTTGGTCCTCCAGTTCGTCCAAGCGATTCTGAAAGAGATCATCCTGCCGAATGTATTCGGGCTTAGCAAACAGTGGCTGGCGGTAGAAGACCCGCAGTGCAACCTTGGCATCTCGAGTAGCCTTCTCACGGAGTTTTGCTACACGGTCGGTGTCTACGACGACCTCAACCTTTTCATTCCATGCCTTTGCGCGAGAGGCGAGACTGGGGCCCGTAGGCACCGCGGTAACACGTGTGTTACCAAGTTCAGGAAATGCATTTGCGGTCATATCGACCGGCTTGACGACTGGCTTGCGAAGATGAGGGGCAATATACGACATCTTGGGGGCGGTATAGTATACTTGTGTTGATACAGATCCATTTTCGTAAGCTAGAAACGGAACTTTACGCGCACTATCGAACAATCCCACAATGGTTGTTGCTACTCTTATTTCTGTCCAAGGAGTCCTCTCCGAGGTTGTGATTCCAACGAAGACTCCAGATGTTCTTGAGTGGCTTCGCAAGAAACTGAAGAGACCGGGCTTGCAATTGCAGACAAAGTTGAAGGTTGATAATGGTCAGATCGCTATATTTGCAACGCCTTCCGACGACGAAGACGAGGATACAAATCAGCACATGCTTCCTCCACCTCTGCACGACGATACCTTTGTTGGAGCCATGGTTGCGATTCGGTCTACTACAGATCACGACACATACGACAAGACAACTGCAAGTTATACTGATCTGAAACCAGCAGAGTATGATGACATCTACCAGGGGTTCACATTCGATGACAAAGAGAGCGATAGTGAAAGTGAAGATGAAGATGTACTTCTTGAAGAGGAAGAAGAAGAGGAAGAAGAGGAAGATGTTCCAGTAGCACGTGAGCCTGTTGAGCACCGATACGAGAACCTATTTATCGACCACGTTGCTCGAGACCTTGTAATTGACGTATTCAAGACCGTTCTTCCAGAGGATGCCATCGCTCGAAAGCTGGAGAACCACATTCTACGTAGGTGTGATCGAGAGGCCCGTCTTTGGGAGGTAGATGCTACATGGGATAATACGCCCTTCGTTCGAATGTATCAGAGTCGGTGCGCCCATCTGTACAGACATCTTCCCGCATGGAAGGATCGTATTCTTGACGGAGACATGCCGGTCGAACAGTATGCACTGATGACCGAGGTAGATCTGAATCCCGGGCAATGGCAAGAGGCGCTCGAGAAGGCGTTTGCAAGGGAGATGAATACGATGGCGACTCAGAAGTCTGCCAGTATCACCCTATACTGTCAGCGTTGTAAGCGTCAGACATCCTGCGACTACTATCAGTTGCAGACTCGTTCCGCAGATGAGCCCATGACTACTTTCGTAACCTGTCTCGAGTGTGACAAGAGATGGAAATTCTAAGTGGATACTAATGGCTACCTGGGATTTTGATACCCCGACCCAGAATACTAAGATTCAGAGTGTAGAGAACTATCTAACTGAGAATCTTCAGAGTACAACAGCTGGAATGAATGCGTCTCGAATGCTGGATCTCTACAACTTTTTGCGCTCAAGGACCTTTTCAAGTCCCCAACAACTACAGGCATCTGTTATCAAAGATGGAGTTCCTCTGTTTACTGCTGAAGAAGCCAAGCAAGTATTCGATCAACTAAAGATGCGAGGCGGTGGAGAATCGGTTGAATTCTTTGACAGTATGGCTCGTCGTCTTGCAGGGTATACCGGAGACTGGATCCCAGAGTATGCAAAGGGGTATGTCTACTTTCTGAAGGGGTTGGAACAGAACCCCGATCAAGGTCCTTTGATAAGCACCATGCTTGATGTTGTAGCACAGGGGATTCCCACTCTTGCAACAACTATCCAAACGATGGCTCCGCAGATAGTCGGAGCCCTGCCTATACCATCGGCAGCCGTTGCTGGAATTGTTATTGGCTGGATAATGTCTGCATTTCTATTGTTCTTTGGGATTCTGGTGAATCTCTCTCGGCGAAAGTTTGGTTCTGCATTTGTTACATCGATGGCCCTGCTTCCAGTTGTAGGATCTTCTATCATGAACGCAGCAAAGTCAGTTGAGCGGGTTGCTGGAAAGATGTCAGATAGACGTGAAAAGCTTGTAAAATCTGTTATGTCTGTATTTGGTCCGGCAACCGGAGCAACTGTTACAGAGTACATTCCTGATTTGCAAGAAACTCCGCTTACAAGAAACCCGATGTAATACCATAATGGAGATTCAGGACACCCTTCGCCAGTGGATTGCACTCGATGATCAAGCACGGGAACTTCAAGGGCAACTTAAGACCATCCGTCAGGAGAAGCAGAAGCTCTCGGGAAGCGTTCTAGAATTCATGAAGGGTCATAATCTAGACAACTTTCAGCTTGAAGGAGGAAGTGGAGGAACTCTGTCACGGCAGGTACGGAACGTTCGCCCGGCCCTCCGTCGTGATGTTGTGCGCACCCAACTCCTCCTACAGTTTGCCGATCAGCCCGACCGTGCAGCAGCAGTTCTTCGTGCGATCGAAGGGATTGCAGAGGGAGATGATATGTCAGTTTCGGGGGTTCAAAAGGAGCTTCTGTCTCGACGGGTTCCTCGCAGTCAGAAGATCGTGCTCTCATAAAAATGGATCTGTTTCCGCCCAGGAATACAGTTGTGCCCCCGAATAGAGAATACAATGCCATCGCAAAAGGAAGTGTTCGCTGCCCAAAAGGCTGCAAAGGAGCTGGCAAAGGTTGCCATGGAGACGGCGAAGGCGAAGGCCGAGAAGGCTGCGGTTACGACCGCAGCATTGCTTGAGGAGAACAAGCGCGCTAAGGCACTAATCGCACGGCGTGCTGCGAAGTCGATTAGCACATGGAAGGCGCACAATATGGAGATTGGTCGCGTCGTTGGAGAGTCGCAGGTGGACGACGAGATCCGCCACAAAAACGGTTAAACAAATAAAAAGAGTTTTCGTTTCAAATTGGTATCCTGTTTCACAGCTAGATGCAATGGAGCCCTGGATGCCAGTTATGGTAGCATTTGTCCTCTATGGATATGTCACTGTATTCAACCGAATGATGAAGAATCCTGTTGATACCTGGATGGATATCCCGAAGATTTATACGTGAAACCGTTTCTTGAAGTCAGCAAGAGATGCGCGGACAGTCTTTTTGTTCCAAAGGATATACCTTGAAAGCGCACCTGGGGTAGCAGGATCCCTCCAGTTCTCGCCCATATTTGAATGACGATCAATATATCTCTCACGCCGTGTCTTATCACGGTGCTTCGTGTAATCAGAATACCCCTTCTGCCCAAATGGGACGATTTTTGTGCGGCCATCCTTCACAAACACCGCATCCCACTTCTTCTCCTTCTTATGTGACCTGCGAAGGGTCTTGAGACGCATACGACCACCACCGCCGTATTTCTTCAACATCGGAACAAGGTCAAAATCGGTCTCTGTCATGAGACCATTTGATGTCTCTTCTACTGCTGGGTCTGCAGGTATTGCTCGGGTAAACCCCATCTTTTCATAGAATCCAACAGCATTTGGAACACTATCCAATGATTCTATATCAATCTTGCTACCCTTTCCTGCAAATACCTCCAAACTCTTGAGGATCGGGCCACCAAGTTTGGTATCCTTCATCGAACATAGTGTGTGTATGTGTAGCTCTACGCCACTTTGGTCCAAATCGGTGTACCGTACTTCGGACTGAGCAAACCCACGGTATACTAGCTGACCAGCTTCATTGAGAGCCCTAGCAAGGGTAAGAATCTTAACGTGATCTTCTTGAACTCCCATGATGTACTCCTCTCCAAGAGACCCCCTGCAAAGCTTATCTGCAAAGCCCTTCGCATTTTTCATAACATACGCGCTATACAGATCGAACAAGGGGTGCGACTCTGCATAGTTGGATATGTCGTACTGCGTTGTTTCAAGATTTTTGCGTATTCTCGCCTGATCTTCTTCCTTCGTTTTGGGACACGGTTCCCCTCTACGACACATCTCAAAAAGACGCGCCAACATCTTATTAGTATGACAGAGAATGTAAGGGATGAAACCGAGGTTGCCTTACGAGATCGAGCAAATCATACCATCTGATGTCCTTCACATCATCTATGGCTTCGTTCCTCATCTTCCTAAGAAACCTCTTCCGAGTCCATCCCTTCAACGCGAGCTAGAGAAACTACAGAACAGTAAACACCCGCCGATGTACATGCGCAATTTGGAGGATTTCGTTCTAGACAGGAGATAATGGACCTCCTTTTGCTACTCGAAGACTGGGCAGAATGCGTACGTCGCTTGAAGGATGATACACCCGATCGTTTCATAACTGAAGAAATCTGCCGTGATATGCTAACCCGTATGGAGCGCATGAAATTCAAGCGTCCCGAACTGTTTGTCCACCGTCGTGGAGAGGACTATGAGATCTTTACAGCTGAACTTTTGGAAGCACATGGAATACCAAATACGATGCCAATCCTCGAGGACTCTGAGTTCTTCGATCTATGTTTGGAGGTTCGTCGTTCTCGGAAAATGAATCGTCTGGAAACTAATGACAATAAGTCACAAGCATGGGTGACAAGATCATCGGAGTCAAGTTCGGGATCTGGAGTCCGGAGGAGATCCTTAAGCAAAGCGTAGTCAATGTTGTGACCGACAAGCACTACCAGGGTAACCAGCCGGTTCCCGGCGGAGTCTTTGATCCCCGTTTCGGAGTCATCGAGAACGGAAAGGTGTGCCCTACGTGTCGTCAGACGAACCAGAAGTGCCCCGGTCACTTTGGACACATTCGTCTTGCACGGCCTGTGTATCTGATTCAGTACTTTGATCCCACGCACAAACTCGCAAACCAGATCTGCCTGAACTGCAGTGAGCCTCGCCCACAGGATCCCAAGGTGAGCGCAAAGACCCGCGAGTGTGCAGTCTGCGGAACCCCGTACTTCAAGTCGGTCTCAAAGGTCCAGGGAACAGCGGCTGCTCTGCAGGGAGAGGCGTACGTAGCGAAGGATGAGGCGGCCATTCCGCCAGTCCCTCTAGAAACCGAGGTCATCCTACGGGCATTCCAGCGCCTGACCGATGCACAAGTCGAGTTTCTGGGATACGACCCGAAGTTCGCTCGGCCCGATTGGATGATCTGTACGGTCCTTGCAGTTCCTCCTCTGTCTGTTCGTCCTTCCGTAATCATGGACGATAACCAGCGTATGGAAGACGACCTGACACACCAGCTGTTGATGATCATTCGCTCCAACAACGCCCTGCGGGACAAGATTGATAAGGGAGAGACTGCCGATACCATCACGAAGTCCACTACCCTCCTGCAGTACAACGTAGCTACCTATGTAGACAACGACATCAAGGGACTGAACCCCGCTGTTCAGCGCTCCGGTCGTCCTCTGCGTACTCTGAAGTCCCGCTTGGGTGCAAAGACTGGGCGTGTTCGTGGAAACCTGATGGGAAAGCGTGTGGACTTCTCTGCCCGTTCGGTTATCACGCCCGATGCTAACATCGACGTCGACGAACTCGGTGTTCCAGAAGAGATCGCCAAGAACCTGACATTCCCCGAGCGTGTCACGGCGTACAACCGTGAGCGTTTGATGGAGAATATCCGTAATGGTCCCGACAAGCATCCCGGTGCAAAGTCGGTGCACCTGTCGCGCGAGGACAAGACGGTGTCTCTCAAGTATGTGAATGCCGAACAGATTGAGCTACGTGATGGAGACGTGGTTCACCGCCATCTAATTGACGGAGACATCGTCCTCTTCAACCGTCAGCCTTCGCTTCACAAGGCATCCATGGAGGGACACCGTGTCCGTGTCCTTCCCTACTCAACGTTCCGTCTGAACGTCAGTGCCACACGGCCCTACAACGCTGACTTCGATGGTGACGAGATGAACATGCACGTTCCTCAGAGCGTGGCGGCTGCAACTGAGCTTCGTCAGCTGACCTCTGTCCTCCGACAGATTATCAGTCCTCGCACATCATCTCCCATCATTCAGCTGTTTCAGGATACTATGACGGGAACCTACCGTCTCTCTCAGTGGATGAAGGCGATTCCTCGGCATGTCGCACAGAACATCCTAGCCCGTATCACTCGTAAGATGCCGACAGGAGCACTAACAGGACCCGAGCTGGTCAGTGGGGCGTTCCCCGTGATGAATTTGAAGGCCGGTGGTGCAACTATCGAGAATGGCAAGTTCGTAGCAGGAATTCTGAAGAAGAGTGCTACATCAGCTACCATTCATGCGATCTACAACGACATGGGTCCTGTGGCGGCAGGAAAGTACATCAACGACATGCAGACAATCGTTACCAAGTTCAACATGTACTCTGGGTTCTCAGTGGGAACTGGAGATCTCATGGCCGATTCGGCTACGAACGAGTTCATTGACGAGGCCATTGCAAAGGCACGGTCAAAGATTCAGTCCATTATGGAGTCGGTTCACGCGGGGACCTTCCAGAACATCTCAAGCCGTCCCGATGGAGAGGAGCTGGAGAAGCAGATCACTGATGCTGTGAATACGATGTCTAACGAGATTGCGAAGAAGATCGTAGACGTGCTTCCCAAGTCAAACCGTATCGTCCAGATGGTTGACTCTGGGTCCAAGGGCGGTGCACTGAACATCTCGCAGATGTCTGGGTTGCTCGGACAGCAACTCATCGAGGGTCGCCGTGTTCAGTATACCCTGCAGGACCGCACTCTGCCCCACTTCTCGAAGTTCGATGACGGTATGGAGAGTCGCGGGTTCGTTCAGAACTGCTTCGTGAGGGGTCTGATGCCAGCAGAGGCCTTCTTCCACGCTCAGGCTGGGCGTGAGGGTCTTATCGATACCGCTGTAAAGACTAGCGACTCTGGGTATATCCAGCGCCGTCTCATGAAGACGATGGAGGATCTGCACGTAGAGTATGATGGCACGGTGCGGAACGTTCAGGGAACCATCATTCAGATCCAGTATGGCGAGGACGGCATTGATCCCATTGGTGTCGAGACTCAACCCTATCCAGTTCTGGTAATGACCCTAGAGCAGATCTATGCGGAGTTTGCGTATACTGCCGCCGACATGCAACCCTTCGTAATGGAGACCCTCGGTGAGGCACCTGATCTCCTAGATGAGATTCTCAAGGATCGCGAGATGGTTCTTCGGTGTGCATTCCACGGGAAGTCTCAGGATATCATTCAGGCCCCGGTTCACTTTGGGCGTCTTCTAGGAAAGTATACCAACCCATACTCTGTGAAGTCTGATCTGACTCCTGCATACGTGGTGTCTGAGATTGGAAAGCTCCAAGCAGAGTTTCCCCAGAGCAAGGTATTTCATGCCCTCATGCGGTACAACCTGGCTCCTAAGAAGAGCATCATCACACTGCGTCTGACGAAGATGCTCTTTGACGAGCTCATGCGGGAGGTTCGCTTCAAGTACATTCAGGCTCTGGTTCACCCAGGAGAGATGGTTGGAGCAGTTGGTGCCCAGTCTATCGGAGAGCCGACGACTCAGCTGACTCTGAACACCTTCCACTCCGCAGGGACCACCAACGCAAATGCAACGGCAGGAGTGCCACGTATGGAGGAGCTGATGGGTGCCTCCAAGAACCCAAAGCGTCCAGGTAACACGCTCTACATGCTTCCGGAGATTCAGCACTCTGAGAAGGAGTCTCAGAAGAAGCTGAAGGAGATTCAAAAGACGACTCTGCGCGACATCACACAGTTCATTCGAATCTATTACGACCCGTATCCTACCAGTGGCAAGACCATTCTGCCCGAGGATCAGGCGGCGCTCGATCTCTACCAGCAGTTCTCGCTGAACCAGAACTGTGCGCGTAGCCCGTGGGTTGTGCGTATGCAGTTGGATCCTGCAAAGCTCGTGGAGCGTAACCTGCTTGACATGACACAGATTCAGACTCGCATTGAGAACAACCCGGTTCCTGCCGTAGCTAAGCTGGGAGACGTAATGCGCATGGCGTGTACCATGATTACCGATGCTGGTCAGATGGCAATTCGGTTTGAATTCGAGGCGGCAGGAACAAAGACGCTTGAGCTGAGCATGGAGTTCCTGCGCCAGTGTGAAGAGGCGCTGTTGGATACGGTAGTCTCGGGGAACCCGGACATCGGTCGGGTATACATGCGGACAATCAAGGATGAACCGACCCTCAGCCCCGAGGTTGGGGGATACGTTAGTAAGCCGTTCTTCGTGCTTGATGTAGAGGGAGCAAATCTGATGAATCTGATGAGCTTCCCTGGAATCGATGCTACCCGCTGTACATCGAATGACATTCATGAAATCAATGCAGTGTTCGGAATTGAGGCTGCGCGTCTTGCGATGTTTGAGGAGTTCAACGAGGTCTTCTCTCGCGAGAAGGTGAACTATCATCACCTGGCCCTCCTTGTGGATGCCATGACGGTCTCTGGGCGTATCGTCCCAGTCAATCGGTTCGGTATGGCGAAGAATGAGACAGGTGTTCTTGCTAAGTCATCCTTTGAGGAGACCTCCAAGATCCTGTTTAATGCCGCTATCAAGGCAGAGTTCGATGATATGCGGGGTGTGTCTGCGAACATCATGTTCGGACAGAAGCCTCCCTGTGGTACAGGATTCGTAGACCTACTCGTGGATGAGTCACGTCTGCCCGAGGGAGACGACTACACTGCAGAGAATCCTAGCGAAGAGGTACGTCGGGTCAACGAGAAGATCGCTGCACTCCAGCCTGTTGGGGAGTGTCGTATGGAAGACATTCTGATGGATTGGTAACATATTGAAAGCGGGTTTCCGCACTCAATATGGACCCGGGGGGGATTGAACCCCCGACTAACGGTTGATAAGACCGCTGCTCTACCACTGAGCTACGGGTCCTTGTCTCCGGTGGGAATTGAACCCACGACCTACAGCTTACAAAGCTGGTGCTTCTACCTCTGAGCTACGGAGACAAGGTAGGCGTTTCCTACACTCTTAGATACAGTCTTTTGTGTAAATTACATCTTCAGAATGAAGTGCACAGAACTGGCCAGAACTGCTATATACGTAGCATCTGTCCAATAGTGTTCTCTCGACATACCAAGAAATCGTTTCCCCGTTATATCGCACCATCCACCGATCAACGACAATACAACCGAGAGTAGCAACAGGAATACCGAGAGTCGCATTATTCCAGAGCGGGTAAATTTACAGGTACCTCGAGTAGTATGGTAATGTTCGAGGACTGTAGTGTTGAGCTGTTGGAAACGTTTGGGAATGACCTTACGGTTGTAAACGCCGCACGAGTGTCTATGGCAAAGGAAAGCACTCAACTCAGTACAGCGGATGAGAAATTGATTGCGTACCTGATTAAGCACGATCACAGTTCTCCCTTTTTTCATCCACAGGTCCGCTTTCGTATTCGGATTCCCATCTTTCTTGCAAGGGAATGGTTTCGGCACACCGTTGGGTTCTCTCGTAACGAGGTATCCCGACGCTATGTAGACAGTCCTCCGACTTTCTTTATTCCTGATACAGTGCGCCCTAGGGCTGCGAATGTAAAACAGGGAAGCGATGAGACTGCCCCGGGGAATGAATTTGCACGCGCAATGATCCTGCAGTCAACCAAGCAGTCACTTGATGTCTACCAGGAGCTTCTTGAGAGGGGTGTATGTCCTGAGCAGGCCCGTTTGGTCCTTCCTCAGAATATGATGACCGAGTTCATTGAGACAGGATCTTTGGCAGCCTATGCTCGGCTCTGCAAACTCCGTATGTCTCCTGATGCTCAAAAGGAGATTCGCGATGTTGCAGCGATGGTATCTCTCCATATGGAACAAGCGTTTCCAGTTAGTTGGAAGGCTTTCTCTTCCTAGACTTCCTTACATTACGGAACGTTCTCCGTCCACCCCGCTTCATGACAGCAACCGTGAACCCCGCCTGAACGTTTAGCTCGTTGAGAGTCTTTGCGTCATCTGTAAGTTCCCTACCGTTGTAAATCAATCGTTGACCAGCTGGTTCAATATCAAACTTAGTTTGAATAGTAGCCCGAAGCTCTCCAAGAGTTTGCGTAGGACTGTAATCCACTTCTACGCGAGTCTCTCCAAACTTTAGACCCAGTGTAGTGGGAACCTCTTCTTCGTCTTCTTCCACCTCAAACATGAATGGTATGACATCGTATACTTTTTTGGAAGTTCCAGCTTGACAGTGGTCAGCACTAACTATAGGACCTCCTTCAAGAACTCCACTTCGAGATGCAGTAAATGCAAGAACCTCATCGGTTTCGTTGATCTCCCAGAAGGAGTGTGTTTGTCTCATAATATCAAATATCCGCATGTACTTTACATACAGTGACCCAAGGGGAGTTTTTAGTGCAAAATATGGAATATTGTATATGTCACGATACTCAAAGGTACTAGTAAACTCTTCAACACATTCGTAATACGTTGAAGCTCCAGACTCCATCTCATCTGACAAATACGTCCGGGAGATACCGACAAATTTGTCTTTGATTTTGAGAACAATCCCGGCTCCGGTGTTCAGAATCATAAATTTTACGAGGTCAACGTCTCCGTGAACCGTATCGCTTATAGTGTCTGGGATGGGAACCCTTGTAAACCCGTCGGAGGTTTCAGTATCAAAGGAGTTCATACGCACAGTTGGAATACCCCGAACCTCGGGCTTACCGCTGAGAGCGGTTCTTCCAGGAGGTAGGACTCGTTGGGATTCTGGGCACATATCGTCTTCAATAGTTGCGCCAGAATCTCGTATTCTCTTCAAGTTTGGACCACACATATATTGAGAGCACCCGGTGATATCTATAAATGTAAGATTAACCAGTGGTGCTAAGGCATCATCCGTAAGCTGAATGCACTCACTCATAAATAATTCCTTTAGGTTGACCAAATTTTCAAATGCTTCATCCGTTATGGTATCTTGGGTACACTCTGAGATCATAATGGTACGAAGGTTGACTAAACTTGAGAATGCCCTATTTGTTATTTTCTCTTGCCTACACCCGGTTATATTAAGCGTAATAAGGTCTTCATGACCACTAAATGCTTCATCTGAAAGCTTTCTACATCCAAGAGTTGTTAGATGTTTTACACCTTTTATTGCCTGAATTGCCTCATCAGTTACTCTACATCTACTACAATTAAGCTCACGAACGCCTTTTATAGCACTGAATGTTGAGCCCGTTATTTGCCCACAGTACGGTATTACAAGAACCTCAATACCAGCCAGGTGTGTAATCGCTTGATCAGTTATTAGAAGTCCGGTTCCGCGTAGAGACTTTATACCGGCTAGGCTTGGAAATGCTGCATCAGTTACTTTTTCAAGACCCCCAATGTCCAAAATCTTAATGCCCGCTAGATGCTGGATAGCATCATCTCCTAGTTGTCCACAACCCCTAATAGCTAGTTTCTTAATACCCGCCAGTAATTTGATGTCATCTGCTGTGATATCGTCTCTGTACGAAAGATTGCACTCGGTTGCATCGGGATTTGCTGCCTTCCAATCTGCAACGCTTCCTTGTACAACTGGTGTCCACTCCAGGTATTCCATTGTCTAGAATGGCTATTTAATTGCTGTAGGCAAGACCGCCCATACCGCTCATGATGCGGAGGATATTGTAGTTCACAGCGTAGAGAGTGAAGTTGTGGGGCGTCTCCTTAGTGGGGTAGCAGTTATTAAAAACGTCATTGTTGAGACGTTCTCCCCAGAGATCGGTTGTACGACTGTCGAATACTAGGGTGGCATTATCAATGCGAGAAAAGTTACACGTGCCCGACGGCTGGTGCTCTTCGGGCTTGAGTGCAAAGGAATATACATTGACTCGAGTAGTCGAAGTATAACCCGGATAGCCAGAATGGTGTTGGTAGGGCTGTACCTTCCAGAAGTAGTCCCCGTAGCGCTCCTCAAAGCGGTCCTGCCCGTTCAGCTGAAGACGGCATCGGTCTACAATATCAGAATACTGGAATACCCCGACCGTCTGGTTATTCGAACAGTCAATCAGACGAGCATCCTGGAACACCCACACAAGCTCCTTGACGGGGTGGTTCAACGTGAGGTCAATGCGAGAGCTCGGGTGGGTTATTGACTCCTGATTAATCTGGAGTTGCTCGATGAGATACTCGTGGCTCTGCTGTGCAAACCGACGACGCTCTTCTGTGTCAAGATAGACATAGTCGATGTACAGAGACGCGTCAAATTGGGTAGGGCACAAGTTAACCCTTCCAGCGCCAATACCGGTCTCTGCAAAGTTGTTCTCATTCTCGTTATTAATCACATTCACAACATCATTGAATGTTACGTTAAAGCGAACCTCATGATACTGGAGTGCAATGAGAGGCAATGCAAGGCCGGGGTTGCGACAGAACCAGAACTGGAGAGGGACGTATAGTATCCCACGGGAAGTATATTCGTCGTCAACAACTTCCTCAGAAAGCATGGCATACAGTTTTTGCTTCTCGTCTGATGTAGCAGTAAGAGCCTCCCATAAATACAACCACTCTCCATAATGACGATCAATAATCTGCCCACCGATCTCGACCTCGACCTGCTTTATCAGATTGTATCCTAAGCGGCCCCGGGAATCGTTCCAGAAATTGGTAGTTATCTTGGTCCCATTAGTATCCCTCACAGGAAGCTTGATCTCCAAATACGTGCGACCAATCAGATCAGCGTTGCGGTTCACTACCGCTACGACGCGCTGTCCGAAGGCGGGAGCACCTGTAAAATTCACACGGAATGCCTCCATAGCGAAGTTGGTGTGACGCTTGTAAAGGATCTTCCAGAACGTGATATGGGGGTTTCCCGAGATATACACATCTTGAGCACCGTAGGCGACAAGCTGTAGCAGACCTCCGGCCATGGTTTATTTCAGGACAACAAAAAGGATTTTCCAGTCCAACACGAAAAACAGGTCTGTATTTCATGTTGTGTAGAAATTCTACGTTACACGCTTAGAAGAGGCGGAACTTGCGGGTCTTGCGACGACGACCCCCAACAGAAGCGGGGGAGAGAGCACCACCACCACGGCGAGTCTTGCGACTAGCACCCACGGCTCCCTTGACCGTTGCCATCGCATCCTCAACGGGGCCACCACCCTTCTTATAGTGCTTCTTCGCCATCTTCATGGCCTGGGAGAGGGACATCCCACGGTGCGCACGCTTTGTCTTCATTACGAGGCTCATCCACCTTGACATGTTTGAATGAACGCACTAAAATTTTAACGGGGGGTCACGTCGCATGAACATGAGAGTTGGTTGTTGACAAGTGTACACTTTGTGCAAGAGGCGGCATAGTTTGACCCACTTGCCATCGACGGAGAAGGTGCCGACGGAGGTGGCGGGGGACTTGTACATGTTGGACATATAACGAACTGTTTAAAAATATTAGGATACGGGTCACCTCCCATAGAGTCATTGTTTACCTGAACTGCACACGAGCTTTGTCCAATGCAGGTTCGAGGAATACTAACTGTTTTTTCCTTGGGCTCAGCCGTATTATCCCATCGTCCGTACCGTATAGTCCCTCCTGTAATAGTTTCGTTGTTAGGACACGATGTGATAACAGTCTGTCCTTCGGAGCCCGAAACGCATCCCGGGGGGATAGGTGCAGGTGGTGCGGGAGGTGCAGACGGTACAACAATTGGCTGAAACCTAGGAACATACCATCCAAACCCCTCTCTGCTGTTTCCAATAAATATGACAATTGCAAGTAGAATAACACCATACAGCACTGCCTTCATTATTGGTATAGGATACTTGAAATTATGTCACAGGTCGAAGTAGGTAGGTTCCAGGCATTGTATTGAATGGCAGAACTATCGTAGCAGGTGCCTGGGGGGATGGAACTGGTGCCGGGGTACCCGACATCGTTGTCACAGGAGCAGGTGTATTCGACAGAGGGCTAGTAGATGAAACATCGGCTACAGGAGCTCCCGGAGCAGGAGTCGTGCATACCCAGGACGTCTCTCCGGAAGGCGAAGAATCGGTCTTGGGACCAGCTCGGAGTTCGAACTCGGTTTTTCCACCGCGCTGTGTCACTCCACCACATGTTGGCTCCGCGGAACACGCTTTCTGGGCCTCTTCTAGACTAGGAAACGCCTTACATGCCAAACTGCATCCGGAAATATACGTGTTCGGCATAGCTGGCGAATACTGGCATGGTCCCGAGAACATTTCACGCGAACGCATCGCATAGAGTGCGACTGATAAGACTGCAAAAAGAACAACGAGCCAGACCCAGGTCTTCATTGTTAGACGAACAGAAATTACAGTGTCAGATTGAATACCGGTGTCTTCAGATTCTTAGGTTGGAACGAGAGGCCCGGATCAGGAGGAGTGGGTTTCGTATATACCTTCTTCTTGAAACGCAGTGCTTCTGGCTTCTCTACAAAACTACGCTCCTGAAAACGTGCTATGTAAAACTCCATCATACGATCGACTGATCCATAGGATACCATGTTCCACTGGCACCCGTACGCAAATAGAATTTCGGGATTGGAATTTTTCAGAGAGGATGTTGCATCGGGCACAACCATGGTAATCTTTTGACGATTGTAGTCTATTAGTTCATCATGATCATACGGTTGGGATGCCTGCATATACGTAAGGCGTCGAAGGTTTGAACTACTCCACGAGAGGTTAACCAACTCCTCCATCTTTGTTCCAGTTAGGTTACCTCCGGATACGATCAAGAGCTTACCTTTAATTGTACACATCGGTTCGGCGGCCATATCGCGTCTCTGATAGGAATACTCGGGTGTCAGCATGTAGCGACGGAGGGTATTCTTTAGGACGTCTGCAGTTGCATCCAGAGTTACAGTCTTCTCTGTGTGGAAAACCAGCGATAGAATGAAGGGGTCTGTAGCAAGGGGTGTCTCACTTGCAGTGAACGCTGTATTTCCAATTGCCACACAGCATGCTTGAAATGGGATATTGTTGTAGGAATAGTCGTAGCCCAGATTCTGGTTCTTGAGTCCTACCACTGGCTGATCCTGTTCGTCCGAATAGATATCAAGTTCAACCATACGCGCTCCCGATTTGATAACCAGTGCGAGGACTGAATCCGAAACATAGTCCGAAACAGTATCTGCTGGAAACACTGAATACGCTGATGAAGCAACATAGTAGTCGCAGATACGAAGATCTCCAGGTGCAGGGCACCCAAGAGGAGCCGGTTTTACAACATCAGTGTATGCTGAGAATCTGCCTATTGCTTTATCGAGTGCCGCCTGGGGAGCTGGACGTAACATCACATATACACTGTAGGCTGTAATCAGAAGGACAATACCTCCAAGGAGATAGATTAGCCACGCAGGGAACTCCATTATGGAGTATCATAGCTTTCATTTCGTACGAAACAACAGGTCTCGGAGACTATTAACTACTTCGTCGGGAATACGAGCATTCATAGGGGTTCCAGTCAAACAGCAGTAGTGGAAATAGAGACTATACATTCCGCATTCGGTGTCCTTGAACTGATGACGAGTCTGATTGTATGTTAGTTCCGTTGGTTTGGAGTGGATGCCGGTGGAATCCCATTGCTCCTTCCAGCGATGCATTAATACTTGAATCTCCTTCTCTGGTTTCTGTGCGTAGGAGTCAAAGTAGGTTATACGAGCGTACTCTAGTTCCGGACGAATATCGGCAAACAAGGCAATCCAGTGTTCGCCCGGACCATCGTGGGGGTCAGTATTGAAGACAATGCCGATTCGATCCTTTCCCTGTTCAAACAACTTCTGCAGTTGAGTGGAACACAGTGTACTAACAATACACTTTCCAACCTCGTCTTTCAAATCGAAATCAATTGGAATGCATCCCAGGAACGTATACCCGTCGAATAGCTTGGTATACTGCTTTTCGATAGCAGAGATATCGTCGGACGAAAGCCACTCATAACGATTCACGCTCCAAGACTCTGGAGCCTTAGGTTTCTGCATCATATTCGTTATGATACACGAGGATGCCCCTGTCCTACACTCGTCATGAAATCGTTCCTGAAGAGCCTTCCATACCTTCTGAGGGTTTCCCGCGGGTATTTGTGCTCCTCCTTTCTCCCTATTGTATACTTCACGAAGCCGTTCAATCTCAGACGGGTCAAATGACATTATTAAAAACGGATATTGTCTTATTGAGACAGATTACGGCACACCATGGCGAGCCCCGAACTTCTGAACGTTATCCGCAAGTACCGCGAGTTGGATTCGTCCATCAAGAAGATCAACAAGAATCTCACAGATATGAGAGACACTCGGGGAGAGCTAGAGAAGGAACTCAAGACATTCTTTGAGAAGCCAGAGTATTCAAACTTTCACAAGATGGATCTCTCAGATGATTCGTATATTCGAATTCAGCGTCCCGGAGAGTGGAAGAAGGCATGGACTCTCTCCAAGGAGAAGCTTCAAACACTTCTCACAGAATTTACAGCAACTGGTCGTCCGGTGTCAGAGTGCTACTCATTTATTGTGGAGGAGCGCGAGAAGACTCTCGTAGGAGATAGTATGCAGTTCACTCGACTGGAGCGTAGCTAAAACGAATCCCCACGTATCCAAGATTTTCAATACACATGTCGGAATTAACCATGGTAGACCTCTTTGCAGGAACCGGGGCCTTTAGTCATGCATTCAAGCAGAATGGGGTAAATACGGTGTTCGCAAACGATATGGTTGGTCACTCGAAAACTATGTACGATGCTAATTTCGAACACACTCTAACTCTACAAGATCTTAATACGGTTGACGTCGAAACAATTCCGGAACACAATATTCTCACAGGAGGATTTCCATGCCAACCCTTTAGTATCGCCGGGAATCGAGAGGGATTTGCAGATGAGCGCTCGAACGTCTTCTGGAAGATTCTAGAAATTCTCGATACGCACTCTCCAGAATGTGTGATTCTGGAAAATGTCAAGAACCTTCTTTCTCACGACGAGAAGCGAACGTTTCAGACAATCAAGACCAATCTGGAGGATAGAGGGTATCATATTTGTCATAAGGTTCTGGATACCTCAAAGATCACCGGTATTCCTCAGCACCGAGAGAGGATCTATATCGTCTGCTTAAAGTCGAAAGATGTATTTGACAAGTTTACTCTCGATTTCCCAGAAGTTGAAAAGCGTCCTATCTCAGACTTCCTTGAGACGAACATTCCTGCAAAGTACTATTATACGCCGGCTTCTAGTACATGGCCACTTCTGAGCGCATCTGTTACCAAAAGGGACACCATCTATCAGTATAGGAGGGTGTATGTCCGAGAGAACAAAAGCAGTGAATGTCCAACTCTTACCGCGAACATGGGAGGAGGTGGACACAATGTGCCGATCATTCTAGACGAAAAAGGTATTCGGAAACTGACTCCGCGCGAGTGTTTCAACTTTCAAGGATTTCCGGCATCCTATGTTCTACCGGGTCTATCCGACACAAACCTATATAAGCTTGCTGGGAATGCCGTTTCTGTTCCAGTTATTCAGCTGATTGCGAACAGGATTACGCCGTTGCTTAGATAGGCTGGATTCGTGAGAAGAGTTCAAGCACGGTTGACTTGAGTTCTGGAACAGGAACGAAGGTATCAATTTCGGAAAGGCCTCCGTCAAACAACAGTATACACTGTTCAGAGCTTAGCTGTGGCCGGATGATATCTTCAAATCCAGCCCGAAGCTCTCCTCGACGTTTTGCATCCGCAACGTCACCGTAGGTCTTGGTTTTTCTCTCCGGGTACTTTGAACCAACTGCGTTGTTCACAAGTTTATCAATGCAGTCTTGCTTGTTGGTTCCCTGTATAACCCCTCTCGAACGGCACAGCTCCCTCAGTTCCTTACCGGTCTTGGCATTCAGATCTTCTGGAAGATCCGGTGCTCCGTCACTGTCAAACTCAACCTGCTCTTTTCTGAGATTAATACTCCTCCACTCTTGAGACGTGTTCGAGAGCGGGATTAGATACACCTTGAAGTGCTTTTCTCTAACCCGAGTAGCGTCTACAAATACTATCCAGCTCCACTTCTCCGTCGGACCAAACGAAGTGGGTCCGCCAGAGGAATATGCCTTTGACTCGAATACTACAAGTCCACAAGGCGCTTTGAAATTGAGATCTCCGCTATCTGTCTCCGCGTTAATCTGAACTCCGAGAATCGATGAAAGAACCACCCTGACTAGAATCTCGATGATATGGGACGGCATGTTCGGGTTGCGAATTTTCTTACCGGTAAGAGTGCGATTCCGCCGTTCGTTGTAGTTTAGATCCCCGATGTAGTGATCACAGTCCTCAATTAGAGATTTAGTAGGATATGTGTTGAAGTTGTGAGCAACCTCCGCGCGCTCGTAAGCGCGCATCTCCTCCTGCATCTTC